CCGTCAAATATGCCAAGATGACCGCTGTGGAAATCTTGGAAGAACGTGATTGGGCTGGTAAGTACATTCCAATCGTGCCTGTGTATGGTCGTCATTTGGTGGTTGGCGATAAGCGTCACAAGTTTGGCATGATTCGCTACGCCAAAGACCCACAGCGTTGGAGTTGACTTCAATGTGTCGGATGATGCCCTGAATGACCTGAGCATCAATCATGTCGTCATGCGTATTAGTAGCATGAACTTTGATTCGTGGGCGTTGCTGACGCTGTTGGTTAGAAACCTGACGACAGTAGTTATCCACCTTGTTGACGGTGATAACTGGTCGGCTTTCCAAGTTGCGTGAGTTTTGAAGTTCAACAGGCCATTGATCGCCCCCGCCAAATTTCAAATCTTCTAAGGCGTTTTGCCTATTCATTGTGTCGGCTTCATTAGCCAACTTCAAGAAATCTTGTGCTTCTTGAATCAGGGAGTTGTAATCATCAGCCATGTTGTCGCCTTAAATTTGACAATTTCGGTAATTTTAGCCCATCCAAGCGTGTGTGCCACCATAGTTTTGCTGTGGCCTTGGCGCTCTGCGTTGTTTAGGCTCGTTGACCATCAATCCAATGTAACGGAAAGCGTCAGCCCCGTGTGAATATTGGTCGTGAACTGGTGTCTTGCTGAATTGCTTGGTTTCTGGGTCAACATCGTAACGGTAGTGACGCAGGCATTGCAACCCTTCGTGGCAGTTATCCCTGTCAAACCAACAGTTACGGAAGATGGTTCGCGCTGCGTTGATACTGTCCATGATTGGCGTTTTGGGGATGATTTTGGTCTTATAGCCAGCAGACCTAACAATTTCCTCAATGCTGCGACCATTGCCAGCCAGGGTCTTGTTCTCAGCATCATGCGGCAACCAAAGCGTGTCATAGATATATCCAAACGTCTGCATCTTGGCTAGGTAGTCGCTCATTGTGGTTTGATTGCCCTCAACGTAGCGAATCAGATGCGTTTCCATGCCAATAAACTGCAAGAACCAGATAGCTGTGGCATCGGACCAACCCAAGTCAAAGATGGCGTGAACGGGCTTTGTAGGGTCGTAGGTGACCTTTGTGATGCGCCCATCCAGTTCTGCAATCTGCATTTCCTTGGCAAACACAGCGCCATCGACAGTTTGGCGGCACAAACCTTCCCAAACCACGTTATAGGCTTCAATGTCGCGGGACTTGAGCGCGTCTTTTTCCTCACGCAGCGTGTCAGGAAACCAAGGGTTATCAGACCAGTTGACCTTGACCACCACGGCGTTATCAGGCTTGTGAAGCACAAACCGCTGGTAAGTTTCGTCAGTCTCAAGCTCTGGGTTAAACGTAATCCAGATTTCGGATTCCTGCTTACGGATGGTAGGAATAAGCACGTTCCAGCTTAAACGGCTGGTTGTCTGCGCTTCCTCAACCCAACAAATGTCTACGCCTTCGTAAGACTTGACGTTAGCCACGTTGTTCTTCAGGCCAACAAAGCTGAACTCTGAGCCATTCTTGCCACGGATGTTGGTCTGGGTTATCTCATAGAACCCCATCAGGCCAAGAGCCTCAATCTGGTCACACAACAGTTTGTGAACCGAATCCCTAATAGATGTTTGAAACTCACGGGCGCACAAGATGCGTAACGGGTCTTTGGCGGCTTTAATCAGCAAAGCCCTAGCGACACCCCATGACTTAGCACCACCGCGACCACCGTACAAAACTTTGTAACGAGACTTTTCAAACAAGCATTGCAGCTTGATCGGAAACTCGGCTTTGGCTATTGCTTGTGATACTTCAGACATTGTTGGAACTCAATTTGGTTTTTAACATGGCAAGTCAGAAAGCCAGAAAATTACTTGCATCGACATCCTTGAACGCTGGCTTAACGTTCCAACACGGCTGAGGATTGAAGCCAGTTCCCGCTGGAGACTGTCTGCCTAAGCATCATAGAAACAGCCTTTATCCGACAATCCTCATGCGTGTTAGTCTTCATTTGGCTTCACAAATGTCACTTGGATGCCTGACAGCAACGGTGCGCCATCAGCCCCTGTAATCTCAGTCTTTGTGCTTTCACGGTACTTCTTAGGGAATCGTGCAGCCATAGAACGCGACCACAATGATGCGTTCAAACGGTCACTTTCCTTGTTCTCAACCATGTAAGCAGCGGCTTGTTCTTCCCACCATGCCTGCTCATAAGTCTTCGCATCATCCAAGGCGTGCAAAAATTCTTCATGTGCATCACGCCATGAATACATTGTTCTTAATGAAACGTTAAGGATGGCTGAGATTTGTTCGACAGACTTACCGATGCGCCCTAGCTCTACAACCTTGTCGCAAAAGGCAGGGTCGTACAGGCTTGGTCTTCCAACAGGGCGTTTTTCGGTTGTTTCTGTCATTTGATTGGTTTTGCGTTTCGTTCAAGTACGGTTAAGTGTTCTGGGTCAAACACCACAAAGTTTCTTGCGTTCTTTTGATCGCCTCTAGCCATTTGGTCAAAATATTTGATGCCAGGGATTCCAGCATCTTGAAGCGCCTTCTTGCCTTCTTCGCCTTTACCTATCTTCATTACCAAATCTCCACCCAAGTCTTTCATATCCATGCCTAATTTCTTGGCAAAGTTACGAACGTTGTAAGGCTGGTCTTTCAATGGCGCATCAAAATCCAACATTCTGCGAATGTGCGTATCTGGCAAATCAACCTTATACATAGCACCTTGACTTTGACCTTGATATAGCGTTTTTGCTTCGTCAAAGGCTTTTTGTGCTTTTATCAAGTCTTTGCCAGTGAATCCCATATCCTTAAAACTTGAAGCAATTTCTTCTGGCGTCTTTTGGGTAAGGAAATCTTCATAAACCTGCATTGATGTGTAGTCACCAGACTTTTCAGCTTGCTGGTACTTCTTCATCAATTGATTTTCAAAATTAGTGTCTCTTGGCGTGAAACGTTTGGCAACATCTTGCTGTTGCGCCGTGTAAAGACCCCTTCCGTACATTTGAGCGCCTTCACCTGTGCCAATTTTGCTAGCGTCAAAACGCTCAAAAATGTGTGGTGAGCCATGCCATACGGTCATGCCAGCAGGATTTAACGCGCCGCCAACTGTTCCCATCAACTGCTGACCAGCAGGGCCACTAAGCTGTCCCGTCTGCTCTAACTCGGCTAATGCTTGGTCGTTCAACTGATTAAACCCACGCGCCTTGTCGTTAGCATTGCCCAACATTTGCTGCAAACTTGTGCCAGGGTTCTGCACAAAGTCAGACCCCTTCCGCTTGGCTGTATTGATTGCGCTGTAAATGTCGGCTAGGGTTGGCATGAGAAATCCTCTGGTTGTTTACCAGATTTTATTTCTTTTCTGCTGTTTTGGCATCTTCGCCAGTAACAACAGTCACCTGTTTATGCAGGCGGGGGCGCTTCTTTGGGTCTTTTTTCTCCAACAGCTTGCCAATCTTCCACAGCAGCCATTGAATCTTAGCTTTCAGCATCTTCAAGCTCCTCAACAAAGCAAACGTCTTGCCATGACATTTTCAGGCACTGGTCTTCACCAATCTTGATCTTGTCAAACTTCAGATATTCGTCTTTGTATTCTTTGCCGTTGTTGCCAAAACGCACACGGTCACCCATCTTTAGGCCCATGCTGGCTGCTTCATCACCCAACGCCACGACATAGCCGACAGATTCGGCTTCTTGCATCATGCTAATGTCAATGGTCGATGTGATGCGCGGCAACGGCTTAACAATGATCTTGTCACGCAATGGCTTAATGTTCATACGACAACCCCACCAACATCAAATGCTTTTTTAGGTGGGCGACCTTTGCGCTTAGGCTTGTCTTCCATCATCTCACGAACAGGCAAAGCCAGCATATCTGGCACTGCTTCGGTGTACGACAACGGCAAAAACTCACCGCAACGTTCGTTAGGTGATCTACTTTGGTATTGCGGATAACGCTGGCAAATACCAATCGAGTGGCCTTTGTCTACAAAGTAGTCGCAGGCTTTACAATTCTTGACAACCATATCAAATCTCCTTATTTGCTGTGGCTAGAAGCCCTTGCAGTTCCTTCTCAACTGCTTGGGCTTCGTCTTTTTAGCGGTAAGCTGCTTTTGTCTTGGTGTAGCAGATGCCGTCAGTCTTGCCAGTGTTGAACTGTTTGTCAGCACCGACCATGTCTTCTTTGCCCATGCCAACGCCGCCAACAGTCTTACCAGTACGGTTACCAGTGCTGTCAGAAGAAGTCGCGCCTTTAGGAGCAGTAGCGCCAGTAGTGCTAGGGATGCCCTTCATTGAATCCATTTTGCCCATGATATTTCCTTTGTGGGTTAAGCCTTTTCAGGCACAATTGCGTTCATATTATAGGAGTTTTTTCAAATGGCTACCAACTTTAAAGTTTCTGGCGACCTTAAATCCAAAAAAACACCTACTGGTCATTATGAACCAGTTAAGGAGCATCGTGAAGAAATGCGCCGTATCGCTGCGGTTGAAAAAGAACTTAAGCGCCACGAAAAGATGCCAGCTTCTAAGGCTCACGGTTAAGCTCATCAGGCCATTTACCTTGGCCTTTTAGCTGTGCCACGGTCTTTTGATAAGCCATTTGCCACAACATTCGGCGCTGGTCCTTACTTAGCCTTGCGCCTTGATCTAGTTCTGTGTGGCATTTTTGACACAAAGCGGCTGTGAACTCATCACTTGCCTTGATTCCCCTGCCCTTGCCATGCTCTGCCCAATTTGAATGTGCGGCTTGTGTTTCGCCTTCTATGTAGCAGTTTTGGCAGGCTAAGTTAGCTACGTTTTGAAGATGCTTCTTGCTTCGGAAGTAGTTGAATTTAGGAATCATCATGTTATTTCGACCACATCTTTACCGTGGCTCTTTATGTAATTGGCTGTTTTACGAATCATTCGCTCATATTCTGAACGGGCAACGCTAGTTCGCTGAAGGTCGTGGTACTCCCACATTTCCTTTATGTTTTGCAGTCCAACGCCTGACAAGCCCATCTTGCCTGTTTTTTGGTATCGGGTTGCGGCTTCCAGCAAGGCTTTTTTGATAGAAATTGAAGCTATTGACTTTTATAAACGACTTGGTTGCAAGCTGGCAAACATCACAAAAGGTGGTGAAGGAATTGCTGGAATGGAACATTCGGAAGAAACAAAAAGAAAAATTGCTCAAAAAGCTACTGGTCGCCCTGGTCAATTTAAAAAAGAACACGTTACGGATGAAATGCGTAAAAGTGTTTCAGAAGCAAACAAAAAGCGTTCTGATACGCAAACAATGAAAGAAAAACGCACTTTCAAAGGTAAATCGCATAATGTTTTCCGACATACGCTGTCCCCATCCAATCCATTGCTTGGTTTTTGTCTTCAGCACACACTTTCGCACACGCCTCACGCTCTTTAGCTGCTACCAGTTTGGCAAAGGCTTCAAGAAACTCAGGCGTTGGGCTAAAGCCTCCTGCTTGTCTAGTTATCTCAATGATTTCATCTTGTTTCATTTAACGTCACTCCGTTATCTGCTGCCCAGGCTTGCAGGAACTCAACAAACTCGCTGGCTTGCTCTTTGGTGAAATGCCTTGTTTGTTGCCCAAGTTGACAGATTCCATCGCCAGAAAGATTAGGAATCACACGACCTGCTGGCAAACCTTTTTCTTTACAAAATTCTTGCACCAGCAATCTTTTCCAATCTTCAGCATCCCATTTAGACCCTAGATGGCTTGCTTGTTCTGCTATTTCACCAAGCATTGCGTGATATTTGCTATTTTGATCTTCACTGCGTTTTTGAGCCTTTATCTCTAGCGTTAGTTTCTTGCCATAAACCAAAGCCTCACGGACTTTAGGCCAAAGGTTTCTCATTAACGCTTGAGCTTGCTCGTAGCTGTCAAGGTCGTATTTCATTCCAAATCATTCGCCACTAATGTTGCATACCCTGCAATGTCATGCCAATGGTCTAGATGATTTGGATTGCCATTCAAGATACGGGCAATCTTGTGGCAAATCATATCTAAGGATTCACGCTGGTTTGCTGGCAGTTGTTTATAGTTAAAGTTTTCAAGCGTTCCCTTTAATTGCTGGCTAATTTCAGCATGGCTATTAAAGTTTCCGTGTGTCTTTTGACGTTGTTTCAATGTCTTTTCAATGCTCATATAACTCCAATCATTCTTAAAGCCGCTTCAGGACCGTCTACAACAGCCAAGGAGCCGCCTTTCCACGCTCCATGCCACGTTAGCTGGTCTTCGGTCAATCGTTGCGCTGACGGGGCTTTACGCCCGTCTTTGACTTCCATAAGCAACGTCTGGCCTTTGAATCCAACAAGCAAGTCAGGTACACCTTTGCC